TCAGGAACAGGACTACCTCCACCAATGTTATCATAGTCTATATTTACATATTCTATAGGCTCATTAGAGAATACTTGATACAAACATCCTCCACTAATTACAATTATTACTTTTGTCATTTGTTTACATTTAAAAAGTTAAACGAAATAACTCCCATTAAATAGAGAAGAATAATCAAATCCTTCCATATCTTTACCTTTAGGAAGTTCTTTAAAAATTCCAGTAGCTCCGTGAAACGCCATTCCAATTCTTATGTCATCTTCTGAGTAGGTACTTTTTAAAAGTTTAACACTTCTAAAGAATTTTCCTCCTGTAATATTATCTACGAAATTATCTACTTTATAACTAGGATCATTAGTTTTATAACGAATAGGATCAAATAGACTTGTAATTACATCAGAGTCTTCACCAGGTCTTCCACTTTCCTTAATATCATCAATTGTAGGTTCAAATGAATCCATTTTTAAAAATATTGGATTATTAAGATTTCTAGTAAGCTGACTGACTGTAACAGGTGAATATCCTAACATATCTCTAAACCATTGATTATATTCTGAAAGTTTATCAATAGCATCTTTTTTAGAAAACTGACCTTTCTCAATTTTAGTAATACCTAGATGATCTTCCATAGGAATAACTATTTCATTAGAATGATTAGGAATATATACTTTTTTATATTCATCAATTTGCTCAAATTTACCATTAGCTTCTGCATATGCTTTCACATATTTATAAATCCCAGTAGCATTTTGAGCTCCCTCTACAATATCTACTATTTCAAGAAGTTCATTTAAATAATCTTTATAAGCTAAAAATAGATCATGTTCGTCTTTAGTGAGTTTTGTATCCCACCATCCTAATAACTTTGGAATAGGAATTAATATACCTTGATCCACAAATATTTTACGACTCATCCATTTTGCGAGAGTATAAATTTTACTTCTCTCCATAGAGAATAATATTACTTTGAATTTGATATCTGTAGGACGAGTCTTAATATACCACTCTGCAGGATTTAAAATATATGCAGAATGTACATAAGCAGACTTTCCAGATCCACTAGCACCAAATACCATAGTAAGAATTCTTTTACGAATTCCTATATATCTGTTTAGTCTATCAAATCCCATAGGAATTCCATTATTGAGACCTAACATTCCATTCTCAACTTCTTTAGCTAATTGTTCAAAACTCATAATATTATTTAGATTTAAATTCTTCTTCAGTGATTTGTGATAGATTCTGCTGACGTACTCTTCGATAATTATTACGAAAGCAATTCTGAATAACAAATTCCTCTTTGTGTTTTTCTACAGCAAGTTGCTTAAAAAGCTTGTCACTTATTTCCATGTCAAATTCAAGTCTGAGTTTTATATATTTCTTTTTCATTTTTATAAAGTTTTAATTATTTCAAATACGTTGTCTAGTTGAACCTTAACAGTTTTCAATTAACTCATTTTCTTTTCGAATCATTTCTTCATATTCAAAATCATACATTGAATAAGAGGCTGAATCAAATTCAGCAAAAAGCAATTCTGCTTCTGATTTAAAAAAGTCTAAATCAGACTGTTCAATATCATCTTTATCAAACGGACATTGAATTTCAAATTGTCGTGGGAATATGCCTACTGATTCATCGCCACGATCATAAATTGTAAGTTTCATAATTTATTTTTCTAAGTGATTGATAAATAATTCTATTTCAGTTTTTAAAAGTTTCATTTTTTCAATGAAATCTTCTATGTTTTCAGTATTCTTAATTATCTTAATCGTTTTACTGCAATCTGATATTGCCAAAAATGTAGTTCTTTCGGTTGCATCGCTATATATTACTTCTCCATCAAATGCGGTAACACTTCCTAATGATGGAGAATCTTTTTTATTTAACCACGTTCTTTTATTGTACATTCTTAAAATAGTTTTGATTCAACAAGGATTAAAGTAGAATTAAATATCTGTTCCTCCTCTGGTTACTATAGATGATGTTTCTATTTTAGCACCAGATTTGATTAATTCAACGAATGGTTCAAAGGTTCGTTGATTAAGATATGTTAACGAATTTTGCATATATTTAAGCTTATTGGTCTTTTCTTTAACTGATGCCTCCTTCTTTTGTAACACTTCATAGTTTAGTGCATCAAGTAAATCCTTACCAGTATGTTCTCCTTCACTTATAATAGAAGCAAATTTAACTGCACACATGTCTTGATTAACTCGTATACTTCGATCACCTTCAAACTGCATACCTTTATAGGTAAAGTTTGGTGTACCAGGATAAGCTTTCCACCAAGTAAGAAAGTCTGAAGTTTCAACAATCTTCTTCTCTGCAGGAGTTCTTTTCTTAGTGAGCTTGTTTGGGTCCTTGGTTTCCATGTACACAAGTAAATCTTCTCCCAATGTAGTGAGCTTGTCTTTATCAACAAGCCCTTTTCTTATTAGAGACTGATAAACTGCTTGGATCTTATTCCCTCTTGAAGGAATATCCAAAGAAACTCCTTCCTGAATCCATGTCAATAATATGACATGGTCCATTGAGAAGCCTCTTTGAATAATTTCCTCTAAATTGTTAATATCAAACTTTACTTTTCCCATTTCGTTTCACTTTTTAATATTGGTAATAGAATTGAAATCTTAGCAGGAAGTTTTTGTTGTTCCATCTCCCAAAGTTCGTAGGCTTCTTCTTCCTCTCTTTGTTGTTCCTGTAGATACATAGTATCTGTCAGATTAATTCTTTCAAAGTCTTCTTCTGTATACATAATTATTCCTCCTCCTGTTTCAAAAGTTCATCAGCTATATGTAATGATTTTTTTACTATTAACTCACTAGTATTTTCTGAATAATGATCATCAATAAGAGAACTATTTGCTAAAAATCCTTGCATAGCCATTCCTGCTAGAAATAATCTTGTAGAGATACCAAAACTTACTTTATCTCTAATGATAGGAGCACCATACTCATCTTTATCTCCAAATGTGAATTTACTTGGAAATATAGGATTCTGTCCTTTTTTCATATTACTACTTTTTTAGATTTTTCAATCATATCACGTATAATTCTTCTCTCTTCTTTTGCTTGAGAGAGTTGAGCTTTTACAATACGTATTTGCATATTCTTTCGACAAAGAAAATTGGTCATTGCTCCTTCTTTAGTTTCATAAGCAAATTTGTGGCATTTCGTATTACTCACCCATTTACAGGTGGTGCAATTAATTGGAGTTACATTCTTAGACCCTGATCTATTTATCCAATAACCTCCTTTGGTTTCTTTAAGAACAGGATAAGTAGTCAGATTTACACTAACTTTAGTGTAGTCATCAGCTCCCCATCCTTTATATCTATAGAGTTCTGTTATCATTTTCCTTTTAGTCTTAATCCAAATTGAGATCTAAACCATAAATAAGTCTCTTCAGCACGAAATCTATTGCAATGAAAAGTCTTTTTAATAAGAGGAATAGCATAAGCATGAAATTGCTCAAGCTGTGTACGTGTCATAGTCCAATGAAACCACCATTTGTCATCATCAATTGTTTCAACAAGTGTATGACCAACCATCTCTAATTCATATTCAATTAAATGAGTGGTAATGTTTGCTCGATTAACTTTTTGTTGTTCCATATTATAAAATCAATAATTGCTAAATAGGTAGCTTCAATTAATGTATCTGCTTCAAATACTGGATAACTATTAAGTCTTACCATTATTCCTCCTGTTTCATCATTCAACATACCAAATGTTCTTGGATAGGCATATTCCACATAGGTCTTTCCATCTCCAATCTTCATTCTACATATTTTTTCCAAGACAGGAGCTAGCCAATCCCAGGATTCATGATATCTGCTGTTACATTTAAATATTTCCAGAGATTTATCAGGAATATCATAGGACATAGTTCTATACAAACCATTAGTAGTATAATAATGAGGCATCTGTTCTCCATAGCTGTCATAGTATCCTGTAGTCTCCTTAACTTCCATGAAAGTAGTAATTAATTTATTGTTTTCAATGATTTCATTCGTTTCCATAAATTTGAGCCTCCTCTTCTATTTCAATTATTTCCATAAAACCTTCTGTAAAAGAATCATCAAACTCTACTTGAGTACAGCAAAGAGTTACAGTACTATTGTTAAGCTTATCCATAATATCCTTTTTAGATAGCTCTATAGGAACCTCTAAGATTATTGAAGCAGTAATTTTAATTTCTTGGGTAGTCATAGCTATTTGTGATATGAAGTTATTACAAAATCATGTATTGTACGTATTCCTTGAGATATAGCATCTATTACCTCAGATTCGCTTAATCCATAAAAGAATATGGTGTCATCATCTTCAAAGTCATCATCACTTGTTGAAACTTTATATTCATGAAATTCAGACTTGTCATCTTTCCAATATCCATCAACATAAAGAAAAGGAACATCCTCATCTTCAGGAGTAAGATCAAACACTTCTTTATCTGTTAGTCCCATTACATCAGTGGCGTAGTCTTGAATGGCATCAACTAAATGTATAAGACCTTATACAGCATCAGGAACCTTTCTTCCCATTTCATAACCAGCTTCAATGAATTGTAAACAAAGATATTTCTGCTCTCTAAGAAGTTTCCAATCAATGTTCTTGATGAACTCTGGAAATACAGGAGGAGGAATAACTCCCCCTCCTATAAGTTTATTCCTGTTTTCCATTATTCCTGGCTATTAAACCAATCTGCCATTTTCTCTACTTCTTCTCTGTATACAAATTCAAAATCATTGTTCACTAACATATGATGAAGCTTAAGAACAAAATCTTTTGAATATTCCTGACAGCCAAATTTTACAGAATCTTTTGTAAACTTAGCTGTATAATTCTTAATAGTGATATTAGGATATTTCTTAATCTCTGCCCATTTACCTTTAGAATATAGAATAGCATTTCTATTAAGAAGCCTATCTAATGTAGCATTATACTCAAAATTAGAATTAATTTGTCCACCACATCCAGAAATTAATGTTTCATCAGAAGCAATAGTTTCAGCATTTGATAGTTCAAATCCTTCTACAAATCCTCTTCTTTTTGCTTCAGCTACTAAAGAATCTTTTTTTACTTTCTGAATCTCTTCAGTAGTGGCAAGTCTACAAAGTTTAGCTAAAATACCTGATCCACTTCCTTCTACAGGTCTCAAATACTCATCATTAAATATTTCCATCACTTGAAATACAGGAATATATAGTAATGGTCTCCAATCATCATCCTCTTGCTTTTCAGCATACACCCAATCTTCTACTTTGAAAGACTTTTTTTCTTCATAAACAGGTTCCCAAAACTCTGGATAATTCTCAGGAAAATACATAGTTCTATCTGTAATAGATCCTAATTCTGGACTACCAGGATATTCTTTAATTAATTTGTAACCTACGATTTCTTTTTTCATAATTGATGATTTTAGTACATGAGTTTTAAATTGTTCAAATGTTATTTCTGTTCCTTTAGATGGAATGCTGGAATAATGATAGAAATCTTTAATTCTTGGAGAATTTGAATACCAAAATCCTCTCTCAGGAAAATGATTACCCATATTTGATCCAAAAGTCTTATTGAAATATTCAACAACTATGGCATCTTCTTCTGGTGTAGAGGTGTGAACATACCATTCTTCAGGAAGAACAAACTCCTTTGCTAGAACATGTTTCTTAAATTCTTCAAAAGTAATTTCTATACAACCCTCCCGTCTTAAATTTCCTCCATCTGAATTATACTCTAAATAAGATAGATCAAATCTGGGAATAGAACTAACACAATATTGACCATCTGTTCCATCCCAATACACAGTGCTACAATTAGGTTGTTGTTTCCACCATTCATAAAGAACTGTATGATTCTCTTTTGTAATTGGTATATACCATTT